CTCCAGCTGTGGAAACTGCTCCTGGAACTCATATGAGGAAAACCATTTCTTATCCTCCTTCAACGCTGTACTGTGTTTGTCCAATTTGGAGGCAAGCACGCCGCGCCCATAAACGTGTTCCAGCTCACGCATCACTTTAGTTGCCCACTGAGCTATGACAGGTGTTTTCGCATCAGTGGTCATCAGTCCATGAGCTTTGCAATATAATGCAACATGCCATGGAACATCATGCGCGGAGTGTGTAATATGCAGTTTCCGTAATTGTCGTTGTACATCAATTACTGAGGCTGGTGAGGTCCAAGGGTCAAGATAGTAACGTCCAAGAAAGTCGACAGGGTGGTTAGGTTCTATCACTTTGGCTTTCAGGACATGACCCATACGCTTAACGATCCGGTTGATCCAAGCCACGTCTAAATTGGCCTGGATCCCGTCATCCCCCCCAAACAACCCGAGTCCGTTCCAGGCCTCATCTGGTGATCGGCCGGAATCACGAAGTGCACAAAACATGACGAGGGCATTGTCAATGGTGTTGAAACTAGAGGTGTCGCTTGATCCTGATAACCTGGACCATTCGGTGGTATAGCGAACACCATGCCTCGTCACGCCTGGAGCTTTGTACTGAGACATTTGGAGTTTTGAAACCTCCTCATGGTACTCAGGAGCAAAGAAACGGCGTAGCACTAAGTTTTCAAAGTCACACAAGGGTTTTGAATGGGTACCGTCCCACGCGCTGTAATCAGTGGGAACGATAAACCGCGCTCCGTTTGCCACACGTTGTACTTCAGTGGCAATTTCCAAAGGTGTTTTGGAAAACGCATACCAATGCTGTGGTTTGAGTACAGTCTTGGTGAGTGCATATAAATACCCACCATATCTAGTGCGATGGTCAGCATCTAGGGTGGATATATTACGGGGTGCAGCTATTTTGGGATAACTCTCACCTTTCTGAAATGACTTAACGATGACCCTGTAGCAGAAGGCGAATGGTAAGGCTGCAAGGGCACCGGCGCGCTGAGTTGGACGGCTCTGTTTCTCCATAACCGTCTCGATCGAATCAGGGACTCCCACATGCATCAACTCATCCGGTATGAGGAAGCGCACAAATTCCTCTTTCCAACGATGGATAATTGGTGGCCAATGAGTGACATGGTTCCGTGTGTCAAGAATCCGTTTCTGGACGCAAAGGGTGTCGTTGTTATATGATGCCCCAGGGGCAACATTTCCGTTGGTGACCAATGATTGCATAATCACTCTGGCTTTGGGTTTCGCGTCCTCGGTGATCAAAGGACCCAAGCCTTGGTACGTAACATCTTCTGGTAGGGCCCGGCCAGTGTTGGTCATTACTGGCAGCCCCAAGTAATCGCAGATGTCTTTAAGGTTATCAAACAGCAATGCAGCTTTCTTCCCAGGAGTTGCAAGGCCGTCCGTCATCAAAAACCTTTCAATGTCCGCTATGTCAGCATCATTGCATTTCTTAGACGCCAATCTGATCATTATAGCGGTAAGACACTCTTCGGACGTCGTGACACAAAATGTCTGACGCGGACGCGCCAAACTGATGTACGTGACACACTTGTCTTGATACCGAGTGATATTTATGGCACCATAGTTGATCTTGCGATGTTCGAGACGTTTGCCCGGCAACCACCATCCCATGGGTCCATAGACCCGTCGAACTGGAAACAGTCCGACAATCCGGCGGTCGTCGTCAACTTGTTGAGACTCGACCAAATAAAAGGCCGAGCCCCACCAGTAATCAAACACCAAATGGTCTGTATCGTAGTCCCACATCCGGTGGACGTAACGAGCGCCACCATCACTAGTAAGGTGCAAATACCCATCAGCATCCGTGTGAAAACACGCGTCAGCAGTGGGTCCAGCAACTTTCTTGGGTGCAAACGTATACATAACCATAGTGTTCATATCGCTGGCATAATCTCGAATGTCGCAATAATAGTCTGTGTCCATGAATTTCAGCATGTGTTTGCGTGTGATGGAATCCACGCGAGGTGTTAGTGCCACGTCTTTTGCTGTAAAAAACAGACGATGCCCATCGTTCCCATTGGCAACGTCACGTTTCGACATGGAGACACTATAGATCTTATAACCACATGCTGTAATAAACCGGTCAAGCGCAATGTCAGCTCTGGTCCGCAATTGCGAGGAG